GACTGGCTGAAAAGGTTCTTCAACCTGTTAGAGACCACTACGGCAAAGGCGTCAAAGTCAACTCGGGCTATCGTCACCCGGAAGTCAACGCCAAGGTCGGTGGGTCAAAAACTTCAGACCATTGCAAAGGTCAAGCCGCAGACATCGAGATCCCGGGTGTCCCGAACGCAGACCTCGCCAAGTGGATCGCAGAAAACCTCGACTTCACCCAAGTCATCCTTGAGTTCTACACGCAAGGCATCCCAGACAGCGGGTGGGTCCACGTCTCGTACGACCCAGCGAACCTCAAAAAGCAAACCTTGACCGCTGTAAAGCAGAACGGTAAAACTGTTTATCTACCCGGACTCGTTGCCTAAAAATGCCATTCATCAAACTCCAGTTCCGACCCGGCGTTAACCGGGATAACACCAACTACACTGGTGAAGGTGGCTGGTGGGAGATGGACAAGGTTCGTTTCCTGTCTGGTTCACCGCAAAAAGTAGGTGGTTGGGTAAAGGCCACACCAAATGCAATTATTGGTGTTTGTCGTCAGATGTTTAATTACATCACTACTTTTTCTGAAAACTTCCTTGCTATGGGGACCAACGCAAAGGTCTATATTGAGCAAGGTGCAAACTTCTTTGACATTACCCCACTTAGAACTACGTTTACTACTCCAGATACAGACAACTGTTTTACCTTCACGTTTAATTCCAACATTGTTTTAATTGAGATTGACGGTCACGGCGCAAATACTGGCGAGTACGTAACTTTCTCAGGTATTACAGCAGGAGCGACTCCGGGTCAGTTAGCGGGTATTCCGTTGGAGGAACTTGAGACGACTGAGCCTGTAACCGTAGTTAATGCAAACGCCTTCACTATTACGGTAGCCACACCCGCAATTTTTGGTGATGGTTGGAGTGTCGGTACATGGAGTAGTGGCGGTTGGAGCGTGGGCACATTTGGAAGCACCTTAAATGGTGGCGGAACAAGCATCGTTGCAGATTTTGACATTGAGCCGGGCAATGCAATTCTTACGGCTGGCTATGGCTGGGGTACAAGTCCTTGGGGTGGTGGCAGTGCAACTGCTTGGGGCTTAGGTTCCGTTGAGCCTGTGTTCTTACCACAGCGTGACTGGTGGTTTGATAACTTTGATAACAACCTTGTAATGAATATCCGCAACGGTCCAGTTTATTACTGGGAGCGTGGGACTTCTGCTGATCCAGCATCAGCTTTAGCTACTCGTGCAGCGTTGCTATCTTCTTTTGGGGGTGCTAGTGATGTCCCAGTACAAGTCATGCAGATTCTTGTATCGCAGCAGGATAAGCATCTTCTCGCTTTTGGGGCCGTTCCTTATGGCTCTAGTAGCGTTTCCGATTTTGATCCTTTGCTTATTAGATGGGCTGATCAGGACAATCCGCTCAACTGGACTCCGACCGCAACAAATTCGGCGGGCTTCCTACGGGTATCTCGTGGATCACGGATTATTAGGGCGCTCCCGACCCGGCAGGAAATATTAGTCTGGACTGATACGCACCTGTATACACTGCAGTTCTTAGGAACTACTGATGTGTTTAGTCTGCAAGAATATGCTGACAACATTTCAATTATGAGTCCACGGGCCTGCTCTACAGCAGCAAACATTACTTATTGGATGGGTCAAGATAAGTTCTACGCCTATACAGGCCGAATTGAGACACTGCCTTGCACTTTGCGTCAACTTATTTTTAGTGACATCAACCTTGATCAAGCCGATCAAGTTATTTGCGGCACAAACGAGCAGTGGAATGAAATCTGGTGGTTTTACCCAAGTGCAGATTCATCATGGAACAACCGATACATAGTCTATAACCACCTTGAAAAAATCTGGTACTACGGAACTCTGCCTCGTACTGCATGGCTTGATACGCCATTAAGGCAATTCCCGCAGGCATCTACATCTGACCCAAACACATTAGATGGATACTTGTATAACCACGAAGACGGCCTTGACGATGACGGTGCGGCGATGACTGCTTACATTCAGTCAAACGACTTTGATATTGCAGACGGTGAGCAGTTTATGCTTTCCCGCAGGATTATTCCTGACATTAACTTCACAACTTCTACAGCCGCCAGCCCAGAGGTCACTCTACAAATCCGGCCCCGTAATTTCCCGGGTTCAGGGTTCCAGCCGGGTGAGACTGCTGACGACAAAAAAGTTGTGGCTACGTCTGTTGATGCTTATACCGATCAGGTCTTTATCCGTGCTCGTGCTCGCCAGATGGCGCTCAAGATTATGTCAGATCAGTTGGGAGTTCAGTGGCAGTTAGGTAGCCCCCGCCTTGACGCTCGTGTGGATGGTAAGCGGTAATGGCTAACCTTGTACTAAATTTTAGAAATGCGCCGTTACCAAATCCGCCAGCAGAATTTGACGCTCAATATGTTCGTCAACTTATTCGTGTGCTTCAAATTTATTTTGACCAATTAGATGGTTGGAATCTTCAGGTATACAACGCACTACAGGAAACAGGCATGGATCCATTTTCAGCAACTTCATTAGATGCGTTTGGCAGGCTGCGTATAGCTCAACCATATACACTGTTTGACAGTCAAAACCGATACCAAAAAGATCCACAATTTAGCGAAGAGTTAACAACAGGTGGTACAGCAACTTACGTTGCTGATGAATCAAGTGTAGATCTTGCAGTAACAACAACTTCTGGATCAAAGGTAATCCGACAATCTTCTAGGGTTTTTCCTTATCAGCCGGGTAAAAGCCTAATGGTTCTGGCTACCTTTGTTATGAATTCTGGTAAAGAAAATCTTCGTCAGCGGGTGGGTTACTTTAATGCCGCCAACGGAGTATTTTTTCAAGTTAGTGGCACTACAAAGTCTTTTGTCTTACGCACCAATACATCTGGCTCCCCGAGTGATACACGGACTGTTAATCAAGCAGATTGGAATGGAGATAAGTTAGACGGCAATGGAGAGTCTGGTCTAACTTTAGATATCACTAAGGCCCAGATTCTTTACATGGACTTTGAGTGGTTGGGTGTAGGTTCTGTGCGTTGTGGGTTTGTGATTAACGGAACCTTTATTGTCTGTCATACATTTAACAATGCTAACGAGATTGACAAAGTATACATGCAGACGGCAATTTTGCCAATCCGTTATGAGATTGAAAATACAGGGACTACAGCTTCTGCTTCAACGTTAACCCAGATTTGCTCCTCAGTAATTTCTGAAGGTGGCTATGACCAGAAAGCAATTCCGCAGTGGGCAAGACGGACTACCACTTTAACTGGTGTTACAACAACTTTTGTACCAATTGTTTCTATTCGCTTAAAAAGCACCTCCCTTGGTGCGGTTGTAATTCCATCGGTGTATCACGCTATTCCAATAGGATCTATTTTAGATTACGAAGTTGTATTGGTTAAAAACCCAACTCTGACGGGCGCATCTTGGGCGAGCAACTCAACCAACGTAGAATTTGATGTTGCTTCTACGGGCCTGACTGGTGGCACTATCGTGGATCTGGACTATGTTTCTGGAAGCAACCAAGGTAGTGGGGTGGTAAGTACCGGAGAATCCTACAACTTTGACTTACAACTAGGGGTTTCTTTAGCAGGAGTAAGCGACATTTATACGGTGGCCGCTCGGACCATATCTGGCACTGACGACATCATTGGGTCGATGTCTTACTATGACCTCACAGACTAGCTTCGACTTGACAAATCTAGGATAATTTCGCTATGCAACCTCAATATGCTTATCAAACAGCCCCCGCTAACTTCATGCCCATGATGGCCGGGGGCGGTCTGGCTGACGCAGCGCAACAGGTTCAAAGACAGGGCCGGGGTGACGACACGATGCTCGTCCACATGACCCCGGGCGAGGTTAAGGGCTTACAGGCTTTGGCTATGGCTCAGGGTGGATCCTTGACCACTAACCCAAATACGGGTTTACCCGAAGCAGGGGTTTTAAGGGCTCTCTTACCGATGATTGCTGGTTTTGCCCTTGGCCCTGCTGGATTTGGTCTAATGTCTGCCGCTGGCGCAGGTTTGACGGTAGGTGCCTTGACTGGAATTGCCACAGGAAGCCTAAAGAAAGGGCTTATGGCGGGTCTAGGAGCCTATGGTGGGGCTGGCTTGGGTCAAGGGTTGGTATCAGCCGCTACACCCGCCACAGACGTTGCTACACAAGCATCTAACCTAACAAGTGCCGGTGAAATGGCAGCGTCTAATCTTACCCCTGAAGCGGCTCAGGCTCTTTCTTACGGAGACAAAGTTGGTCTTGGTATGCAGTCTCCCTATTTCCAAGCCGCACAAAGCAATATAGATCCAAGTCTGTTACAGGGCATGACCGCTGAACAAGTTGTAAATGCCCCGGTTCTTAGCTCTACTCCCGGGGTTATGCCCCCTCCTACACCTACCCCTTCAGGATTAGGTGCCATAAAGAGTGGCTTTGAAAATGTCCTTAAAACAGGGCCAGAAGGTACGGCTGCTAGGGCTGCATTTGGTAAAGCCCTTCCGTTTGGAACCCTTCCGGCTGCAGCAGCACCCATAGCGTCTGCGGCTATGGAACCACCAAAAGGACCAACCCCTTCTGAGGCTTATATCCGGCCTTACACTTTTGCTTGGAACCCACAAGCAGGTGCTTACACCCCGTCTCCCACCCCGGGAGATACCGCAGAGCGGCGATATTTTGACCCGATGTTTACCCCACAAACAATTTATCGCGCTGCACAAGGAGGTGAAGTAAATCCTTTCGATGAGATGACTGAAGACGGTGGATATGAGGCTGGTGGGGATGTTGGGCTAAAAGCCCTTGCTAAGAAACGTAAGTCTGTTATGGGCGATAAACTGTATAAGTTTAGTCAAGATCGCCGTGACCAGTCTATGGAAGCCGCTATAGAGCAGAATTTTGCCAAAGGTGGTCTGGGTGCGGCCCTTCCTCCACGGTTCTTATCAGGTGGTGGAGACGGAATGAGTGATTCGATTAAAGCCAATATTGATGGTAAACAAGAAGCACGATTGGCTGATGGAGAGTTTGTAGTACCTGCAGATGTTGTATCGCATCTTGGCAATGGTTCATCCAAGGCTGGGGCGAAAAAGTTGTACGCGATGATGGACAAAATAAGAAAAGCAAGGACCGGTAGCAAGCGTCAAGCACCGGAAGTCAACGCAGCAAAATACATGCCCGCATGAACTACGAGATAACTTTAGCAAATTTTAAGGATACATACAAAGAATTAGAACCACTGTACAGACAACATTACTCAGAGATGGTTGAGCGGCTTAAGGCTGATGGGGTAGATAGTTACTCTCCATACAATCCAAGACTTGATGAGTATGTTAGAGCAGGTGATGGTGGCTGGTTATTGACTTTTGTTTTACGGCTTGATGGTGTAGCAGTTGGGTATAGCAACGTGTATCTGACAAATGATATGCACAACAACGACCTAATAGCCCAAGAAGATACGATTTTTGTTTTAAAAGAACATCGCAACGGAGTAGGGAAAAAGATGGTGAAATTAATTCTTGAAGAGTTGCGTAGCCGTGGAGTTAAACGAGTTTTAGTGTCAGCAATGACAGATTTGAGAGTTGCAAAACTTTGGCGTCGTATGGGTTTCAAAGATGTTGCAACGCAAATGATTTATAAATTTTGAGGTAAGAGACTATGTGTTCTCCTTCAGCACCGTCACAACCAACGCAGACTAGTCAGGTCACCATACCTGAATATGCTAAACCAGCAGCGGAACGATTAATTGGTAAAGCCGAGGCTTTAACAGAATCTCCCTATCAAACCTATGGTGGACAGCGTATAGCCGCAGCCACTCCTGAACAGCAAGCCGCTCGTGCTGGTGTAGCAGGTATGCAAGTACCGGGCCAATTTGCTGCGGGTACTGGGTTGACAGGTGCTGGTGGGTTAGCGGCTCTTGGTGCTGGTCAGCAGTACATGGGTATGGCAACTAGCCCGGAGGCACAACAAGCGTTCATGTCTCCCTACATACAGAATGTGGTGGACGTTCAACAACGTGAAGCAATCCGTGCCGCACAACAAGGACAACTTGGTGCAAACCTAGCTGCAGCCCGTCAGGGTACTTATGGTGGTGCTCGTCAGACTCTGGCTATGACAGAGCGTGAGCGTAACCTGCAGGATCAACTAGCCAAAATTCAAGCCTCTGGGCTTCAGTCTGCGTATGAGCAAGCGCAAAAAGGTATGCAGTTTGGTGCTGATATTGGACTGCGTGGTTCGCAAGCAGCGGCTCAGGCTGGTCTAGGATTAGGTCAACTTGGCGCTGGGCAACAGGCTGCAGGACTTGAACTTGCTAAAGCACAAGAAGCCTTTGGTGGTATGACTCAACAAGAACATCAGCGTTCTCTGGATCAGGCATATCAGGACTTTATTGCCCAACAACAGTACCCGTACAAACAACTTGGATTCCTGTCTGACATTCTCCGTGGTTCTGCAAGCCTTGCTGCCACAGGTGGAAAAGCTGTTTACGAGGCTCCCCCATCTATGTTGTCTCAGTTAGGTGGTGCAGGATTAGCGGCTGCTGGTGCATACAAACTTTTAGGGTGAGATAACTATGCCGTACGAAATAGACATGATGTCGCCAGAAGATGTTGCAGGAGAATACGGCGGCGATAAACGCAAAATAGGTCAGGCTGTTCAGATGGGGATTCTTAATCCTCTTGTTGGTGTTATGGCTGGCATGTTTATTGATCGTATGCGTGCGGCGGCTATCCAAGAACAACAACCTTTAGCCACTGTTGCTGCGGAGACTCTACCCACGGCTGGACTTGGTGCTACTCCTACTGGTCAACAAGCGGCTTCTCAAATGGCTGCTGCGGCTCCCGCTGCTCCGGTCCCGGCCCCTACTACCGTTATGGCGGCAAGCGGTGGTCTGATGGACTTACCCGTGCCTGAAGATATGGTGCCTGATGAGTATGCAGGCGGTGGCATTGTGGCTTTCCAAAACGAAGGGTTTGTTGATCCTATTTTTAGTGCGCCGGATATGGGTTCACCGGGGCCAGATCTCTCTAAGTTTACTGACGAAGAAAAAATGCAGTACCTGCAAGGCCGGATTGGTTACCCCCAAGCAGCAGCATTAACTGAAGGTAAGATAACTTTAGATCAGTTGTTTAAAGATATTTACGGCAGAACTTCAACAAGCCCCAGTGATAAGACCACTAGACCTAAGTCAGCGGCAGAAATAAAAGAAAGTCGTAGACCTGAGCCACCTAAACCTCAAGATAGAGTACCTACACAAACAGTAAAGGACGAAGAAAAAGCCGCCCCTGCCGCCGCTCAAACCGACTACGCAAAGATGGTTGAAGATCTTAAGAAGCGGTTTGGTGTTACAGATGACGCAGAGGTAAAAGGCAGGGAAGCCCTTGCTAAATACCGCGAGAAGTTGACTTCAGACATAGACAAGGCTGGTGCTCTTAGCATGATTCAAGCAGGTCTTGGTATTGCTGGTGGTAAATCTAGGTACGCACTGCAAAATCTTGCTGGTGCTGCTCCTGCCATTAGTGAATACGCCAAGTCTCTTGAAAAACTCCGTGGTGAAGAAAGAGGACTTCTCGATAGCGAAATTAAACTTGATCAAGCCGCTGATGCACGTCGTCGTGGTGACATGGCAACTGCTCTTAAACTTGAACAAGACGCTAAAGAACTTGCTGTTCGTGAACGTCAAGTTAGAGCAGCAGAACGTACCGCTGGTCGTCCGGGTGCTCAGACTGAGTATGTAATGAATTACGCTAAAGCCAAAGGTATCTCGTTTGATCAAGCAGCCCGAGAAATTGCAGAGATGCAAGGGGAAGCACGTAATCCGCTCAACGCATTTATTGCAGAACAAATTAGATCAAAAGGTAAAACAGGCCAAATAGATATTAGAGAAATGTTAGAGAAATATCCCGGCGTTGTACCTACGAGGTAAATATGGCTTCACGTTCTGAGCAGATCGTTTCTAACGTCCGTAAACTAGCGGCCGCAGGAGCACCTAACGAAGATCTCCTTAAGTACTTAGCCTACGAGGGTGTCTCTGGTGAACAGTTTAAAGAACTATTAGAGGGTCCAACTCTATTTGGTCAAGCCAAAGAGTTTGTAAAAGGTATACCCGCAGGATTTGTTGGAACGCTTGGAACCGCTGTAGAGGGCGCTGCTGCCCTGCTTCCTGAAGAGGCCGAGAAAGCCGTTGTAGGTCGTACTCGTAAGATTGTAGAAGGGCTAACTCCTGAAGCCGCTCTTGGTTATGAAGATACTGTAGGGCGTCAACTTGGACAGGCTGTAGGTTCTATTGGTTCGTTTGTAGTCCCCGGTGGTCTTGCTGGTAAAGCCTTGGGTGCTGTTGGCATGGGTGCTCGTGCCGCCGGAACGGTAGTTGGTGGTGGTCTAGGTGCCGCTGTAGGTGCAGGTGAAGCCCGTCAAAGAGCCGAAGCCGAAGAGGCTACCCCTGAAGAAAGAGCGCAAGCCACACTCTTTGGTGTATTCCCCGGTGCTTTAGAAGCACTTCCTACCGCTCGCTTATTGCGTTTTCTTGAGCCTGCTGAAGATGTTATCCAGAAACTACCCAAAGGGCTTAAGTCTGATTTAGTCAAGCGCGGTAAAGACGTGCTGACCACTGCAGGGATTGAAGGGTTACAGGAATTTGCACAGGGTCTCGGACAAAATTTAATCGCCCAAGGTATCTACAAACCTGACCAAGAACTGCTTGAAGGTTTGAGTGAGCAAGCCGCCTATGGTGCGGGGGCTGGTGCGATTGCTGAAGTCTTTATGAACGTGGTGCTTGGGCGCAAGGCTTCAACCACACGTGAGAACTTATTAAAGCAAGAAGGTGAAAAGGCTGCAGAGTTAGAAGGTAAAGCACGCTCACCGCAGGACATGACTTATGCGGAGCGGTCACGAGAAATTGCAACACTTTCAGCAGGCACGCCCACTGCCGAAGAACAAGCACGGATTGATGAGTTAACCGCATTTAATGATGCTGAGAATTACTATCGGATGCGTGCGCCTGAGACTGAGGCTAAAGATTTAGAAGATCAGATTAAGAGACAAACGGCTATTCAGGGTGAGTTTCGTGAAACGATGGGAGAAGGTGTTGGGTTTATCCCCGGTGCTGAATTTGCTGGTCCACCCACCCCCGAGGCTGAGTTTCCTACTACCCTTACGTCAAATGTATTAGATGCTACAGGTCTGAGTAAGCAGTCTTCTTTTTACAAACAACTGCTAGATAAAGATCTTACAGATCCAGAAGATCAGGTTGCGATTGGGCAGGTCCTTGCCAAAGTACGGGCTAACCCAAACATCGCTGAATCAACCAAGACTGGACTTGAACAGGTGGCTATGCAGGGATTTGGTGCTGCTGCCCAACAACAAGAACTGTTTGAAACTAAAGGTAAAAGAAAAGGTGAGCCCACCGCAGGAGCACTTCGTACTGCCGCAGTAACACCCGCTGTAGAACCTGTTGCTGAGGGACGCCTCATTACAGAGGAAGATTTTAAGAAACTTGGTATCGGACCAACTAATAAGAAACTGAGAGAAGATATTCTTGGTAAAGATTTAAGCGATCCTGAGCAAGCGGCAGTTGTAAAAAATGCACTTGAAACGTACGCTTCTGCCCCCAACCGTAGCCCTAAGATAGCCAGTAACGTGGAGTCGTTTCTAGGCCAACCAGAATTTAAAGGAGCGGAAGATGTACAACCTACAAGACCTTCGGCACTTGTCGCCGGAGCAGGTGAGCCAAGCGTTTCAGTTCCTAGCAAGCGAAGAGTCCGAGCCGCCGCCGGAGTTAAGTCACCTGACACTGGATCAATGGCAACTGCTGGCGAGGGCGTTGGATCTGCTGATGTTGGAGCGGCAGATGAACTCAGTGCATTAACCAACGAAGAGCAGAGCGCCTTACAGCAAGAACTTCAGCAAGAACTCTACGGACAACCGGCTCCAGAAGCAGTTGAACCCGCTTCTGATAAGAAAGTAACACGTAAACGCCCGGTACCCAAGGCTGATGTTGATGAGGCAAATGCCTACCTAGCCCAGTACGTTGAGCAGACAGGCTCCGTCGAGGGGGCGCTTAAACGAATTGCAGGTGAGTTTGCCTTTGAGAAGAAAGTAAACCGTCTTGCCAAAGCATCTTATGACGCTCTTACACCAGAGCAAAAAGCGTTTGTAGACCGCGAGATTCAGCAGCAGCGCACTCTAAATACGGCTGGCGCTATGTATTTATCTCGGTACAACGAAGCCATGCGGGCCAAGCGTGAACAGCAAGCCGAAGAAAAACGCATGGAGCAAGAGGCTCTTAGCAAGCAAAACGAAGATATACGCAAGCGTCGTGCTGAAGAGCGCAAGAAAGAAGAGGAAGTACAGCAGCGTGTTGGTCAGCAGATTCAAGATTTACTGTCAGGTCGCAAGATTCGCTACCGCAAGGCTGAGAAGGGTGCTAAGAGCACCAAGGCTGCTGTTGATAAGTTTGTAGCCGCCTTTACTAAGAATTGGAAAAATGCGCCTTCGATTGTGGTGGTGCAAAGTGTTGATGGTTTACCTGCTCCTATGCAGGCTCAGTTGTTAAGAGATGGTGCTGGAAGTGTACCGGGGGCGTTTAATCCTAGTGATCAGACCGTTTATCTCATAGCCGATAACATTAAAAGTGCCCAAGACGCTGCCTTGACGGTAGTACATGAGGTTATTGGTCACTACGGTTTACAGTCTATTTTGGGTGCTAACTATCGCAAGGTTATGCACCGTCTGTATAACACCAACCATCAGGTGCGGGCTAAAGCCAATATGAAAATGGCTGAAGGCATGGATTTAAGCACTGCTGTTGAAGAGGTGTTGGCTGAGGCTACTGAGGCTCGATTTGTACGTACAGATACTCTGATGCAGTATGCGCTGCATCAACTGAAGAAACTTATCCGTAACTTCATGCAGATGATTGGGGTCAAAACTCTGCGCGACAAAGAAGTTACTGACCTGCTGGATTCTTTCCGTGACTACGTGATTGAAGGTAAAGGCACCCGGGGTGTAGGTAAGGCTTCTAAAGATGTGGTCTACAGAAATGACGGAACACCCATAGATGCCAAGACGCTTGATATAGGTGGTGTTCAGCGGTCCCTGTATGACTCTAAGGGCCGACCCTTAGCGGCTACTGAAGAAGGGGTGCGTAACTTTTGGAAGTGGTTTGGTGATAGTAAGACTGTAGATGACCAAGGTCGCCCCATCCTTATGTTCCACGGCACAGCCCGGGACATTAATGAGTTTATTCCCAAGCAGGCTAACGCAATCTTTGTTACTGCAGATCCTAACTTTGCAGAAAGTTTTAGCCGTGCTTCTTTTGATTATGTAAGAACTGAACTCCGCAGCAACATGACTCCTGAGCAAATGAACATGCTTAGGAACAGAGTAATTCAAATTGCTGAACAAGATGGGGTGTTTGCTAATTTGGCTGCAAATCCAGATGCAACTGGACCAAACACAAAAGAAGATTTTGAAAAAATAAGCACCATAGATCTGTTTGACTATTTACCAGATCAATACGCTCAGGCTACTAGAGAACTTATCCCCGTTGGGGAAAATATCATGCCCTTGTATGTTCGGGCAGAAAAACCGTTTGACTATCAAAACGAAGAGCACGTACGGCCTATCATTCAAAAATTAATAGATCAGGGCTATTTAGATTTTAATTCTGATAAAAGCAGTGTGTTTACCAAACATCTCCTAAAAGGAGAGATTAGTTTAATAAGAGATGGTATAGACAGCCTTACCGACATCATTTACGGCAATACTATGGAAGGCAACTGGGGAGTCATTGAACAGAAGCCTTTCCAAGATGCTATTAGAGAAGCCGGATATGATGGGTTTTACATCCGTGAATCTGGCCGTAAAAACCTTGGTGTATTTAAGTCCGAACAAGTTAAATCCGCTACTGGAAACTTTGGGTCGTTTGATGCAAGCACCGGAAACATTAGATACCGTCGCAAGCCCGTCTTAACTGCGGCAGGCCAGCAAGCCCAAGCCACTCTTCAGGCTATGGGCAACATTAGTAATACACAACCCAAGCAACCACAGATGGGCACCATGCAGAAGGTTGGTGCTTTCTTCTTTGATCCATCCTATCGCCAACAGCAAATTGATAGATTACGTGTAACTGTTGCCTTTAAAGGGGCTTCCGTAGAACGTAAATTATTTGACGCCTACAACGGTGCTATTCGTGATTCGTTAGGTAATGTCCGTCCTGATGTGTTTATGACCTCTGCCGAGCATGCAGATGTTATGACCGTAGAGGCTATGAAGCGTGGGCGACTTGTGCTTGATAAGAATGTTGGTTGGGTAGCAAAAGATGGCCCTAATTCGCTACAAGGGGTCATGGATAAGATTAAAGATCTTGGTATAAAACTAGGAGATCAAGACTTAGCCTTTAAGTTGGCTAACGACGCATTTATTGCCCGTCGTGCTAACTCGTTATTAAATGATCCTAACTCTCCCATACCTCCAAATCTTCTACCAAGTGCCGCGCAAATCAAAGCGGGTATGGATGCTTTCAAAAAGTTCCCCGAGTTAGAAGCGGCGTTTAAAGAATTTACAGATTTTAAAAACGGCATGATTGATGCGATGGTCGAGGGTGACCGTTTAAGTGCGCAACAGGCTCAGGCTTGGAAGAATGTTGTTGATTATGTGCCTTGGAACCGTATCAAAGAATACGAAGACTTAATTCAAAATAGCCCACAGACATATTCAAAAGGTCTGACTAACCTTGGGAGTATGAAACAACTTAAAGGTGGCTTTGAACCAATCAATAACATCTTTGACAATATGGTGGGTCTGACATTTTGGATGGGCAATAGCGCCATCCGTAATCACGCCGCCGTAAAACTTACAGATGCTTTTGTAACCAATAATCTTGGTGCTACAAAAATCCCAAGCCCGCAGGCTGCAGGTGTAAATCCCAATAACGTGGTGACCATATACCGTAACGGCAAGATTGAGTTTTACGAGTTTGACTCTATCGCTGACGTGTATGCGTTTAAGGGCGTGGAAAGCATGGGTGGGCCACTTATTCAAGCATTTGCAAGCCTATCTAATGTGCTCCGTAAAGCAACTACAGCCACTCCGCAGTTTGCGCTAAGTCAGGTATTCCAAGATTCGTACCGGGCTACGACTAACTCAGGTGTGAAGAATCCGTTTAGTGTACCTAGCAAAGTTCTAAAAAACTTTGTAAAAGAACTTGGTGACGATCCGTTGACGCAAGAACTTAAGTCTATGGGTATTGCTGGTGCCTATGACTTTATGCCGGGACGGGCGCAAGATGCTATTGAGAAAGAGTTTGGTGTAAAGCAGCGCAGCATACTTGATCGTGTATTTTCTTTTGCTGAGGCACCATCTATCGCTTCGGACGCCGCGATGCGTAAAGCCGTGTTTGAGCAGACGCTTGCAGAAACCAAATCGGCTCAGTTTCCTGACGGGGATGTACTGCTTGCCCGTTACCGTGCCCAAGAGATTATTAACTTTAAGCGGCAAGGTAGGGGCAAACTGACTGGAACACTGCGTCAAGTCATACCGTTTATGAACGCCTACATTCAAGGTATGGATATCTTCTACCGTAGTATGACGGGACGGGGTATAGCGGCTGAAGAACGCAGTATGGCTACGATGCTGTTTTGGAAAACCGGAATTAAGTTAGCCGCTTTGTCTAGTATTTACGCCATGCTTGTCGGTGGTGATGACGAGTATGAAGGACTTCGCGACTACGAGAAAGACAAGAATTTTATTATCCCCGGTTTACCTGAATGGGCACCGAATAAGATCCCTGTAGCTCCTGAAGTTGGCTTCTTGTTTAAAGTTATTCCTGAGCGCATTTACAACTACGTAACCAGCCAAGGCACTGCAAGCCCTCAAGACGCTACTACACTGCGCAAAGCACTTGGTTCTGCTGCTTTTGATGCGTTTGCCAGCCCGAACATGACTCCTCAGTTTATTAAACCGACTTTGGAAGTTATGGTGAATTACTCATTCTTTACCCAGTCTCCGATTGTTGGGCGCGGGCTTGAGAAACTTGAACCTGCACAACAATACACAGATTCCACATCAGAGTTGGCTAAGATGTTAGGTGGGTTAATGAATTACTCTCCGGCAAAACTTGACTACATGATGCGTGGCTATACGGGTATTGCGGGTGGTACGGTGCTAGATATTACCAATACGCTTGGTGCTAATCGCCCAGATAAGCGTTTATACGAACTGCCCGGATTTAAAACCTTTATGTATGACCGTGTTCCGGGCGGATACAAGGAGCAGTATTACAACTTCCGTGAAGATATTGACCGTGTTACGAGCACCGTGAATACGTTCCGTGCTCGGGGGCAGATTGATGAACTTGTAAAGTATCTTGAATCGGAAAAAAATCTGATGCTTTATTCGCTTGGGGCTATGGTTAGCACCGTAGATCAGCAGTTTGAAAGCATCCGGGCTCTGAAGAAGATTGTTTCTAATGACCCAAACATGAGCGGTGCAGATAAGAAAAACGTACTTGAAGATTTAGAGCGCACTGAGAATGAAATTCTCAAGGGTCTCAATACTCCGTTCATGCGAAAGGTTTCGGGGTTTTAAAAAATACCCCGGCCTAAGCCGGGGCCAAGCCTATCGAGGAGCGGATAGGAGAGTGAAGCCCGAGAATATCACTCCACTCGCCAGCAGCGCAATCCATATCGGCCACTTTCAATAACTTGTTTACAGGTAACGGTATATCCCAACCGGCCAGCCTCCCACGTGAGTTGTTTGGCGGCGTTCTCAGTATCTAGGCACGGTACGAAAAACGACATCCCGGGCTTAATCGACCCCCAAGGTATCTTCACCGTTAGGTTTAAGATCTGCATTTACAATCGCATCCTCTGCGAAAAAGTCCAGTTTTGTGGTGTCAAAGGTAAGCGCCATAACCCCATCAGATGCCCCCATAGCGGTGCCTGCAAGCATCCGTTTCTTCTTCAAGCCGACGTAGGACTTGTTCTTACGGTAGGGGTTTAGGGTGTCTTCATAGCCCATAAAGGTCTTGGAGCAGTCGTCCCGCCACTCTTTATTGACTATGAAAAGCATCTTGGTATCGGGCTCGTAGCGCACTATGACCTTGCCACGGGGCTCCCGAATCGGCCCCTGCTCCAGTCCTGTCCGGGCGTGGGCCTTGCCGTTGATGACCAAAATATCCTGATAGTGCCGCTGAAGGAACCCGCCAAGGAAGTCGCTGACGCTTGAAAACTCCTCGTTGTTCTTGTCCCGGGTGTTCTTTACAAGGTTTATGGCGTGCTGAAAGACGGGTTCTATAGGGATGTTATGCAGTCCCAAGTTGTGGGCAATAATCCCGCCCGTCAGGTCGATGGCTATCCCGGCTGACCAAAACCGTTCAGTGTTTGTAATCTCAGCGGCACGGTCTAACTTCTGATTGATCCTACCTAATAACTCTACGACAGTGGGCAGGTTACTTGCCACATACTTAATGTATGGATCTATGGCATGTCCGTAGTTGTTAATGATTCGTCCAAAGTGGGACTTTGACCATGTGGGATCGTTTTGCGTATCAGGCAGAATTTCATCTTCCAGTATCCGTAGCAATTCCGCATCAGGGAAAGACTTAAGGGTCATCAAAGCGTCTTTGACACGGCGGTTGGATGAGGAGACCACGGGGATTTGCCAAGTCGTATGGTTGTGCCGCTCGACGTTAGCCTTGCCGCTCATACGGTTCTTGCCCTTACCGGACGTAATGTCGTACACAAGGTTCGACATGATCTTGACTTCTAGGTTAGTCAACTCGTCAATCGTAGGAGTCATTGACTGCATCGTGCCCATCCGTTGCATGCGATGGTTATGCGTATCTTTATAAGATAACATCAACTGCTTGGGGTTACCGTAGATCGAATTAATGGCGTGTAGCAGGGTAGTTTTGCCTGATCCACCACGCTGACTGACTAAATTTAGTAGAAATCCATCCAACATCCCACCACCTACAAACTTCATAAGGGGGCCACCGAAACCCATGAAGAACGCAAATGCACGTTGCTCCATCCCGGGTCTGCCATAGGCATTGATGATGTCTTTCCAAGTATGAAAGTCGCCACGAGTTTTAAACGCAGGTATGACGGGTAGTGTCACAGCAGTTGGTGGGCTATAGACTACCTGACCATCGGCACGGATTTCCCTGTCGCCAACAATAAATGCACTGTCATCTTCTAACCAGCCAAACTGTTTTCGTGCGATTTCTGATTTGCCCATAGCCTGCAGTTCCTCAACCCACCGTGTTACGTACGCCATAAGTAAGTCCTGTTTCTTTCCTAGTATTGCCACCCCCTGTTGGGCCACCGCATTTACAAACTTCTCTTTAGATAGTGCCGAGGTTAGTGGCACGATAAATTCACGCACTCCATCTTTCGGTAGGTGCAACCGTATGAGTAATGTCTCCCCATCGTCCGGGTCGTGTATTCGTTTTACTACATACATATCGTACGGATAAATTAGTTCGTCTTTGTCATCTTCTTTATTGGGATCACCACGCCGGTAGACGCCACCAACTTTGCCTCGGAAGTACGGGAAAGGGTAGTTGGGAATCGTGAAAGTTATTTCTTCTTTAGTAGTTTGTTCAACGTGGGTGACAACATTATCTTCCTCTGAGGCTTCGATAATCTGTCTTCCAATTTGGATAGGCGATGATATTTTGAGCGGGCAATCTTGGCATCCGGTTGGATTAAGTTTTTTGAAGGTGTCGCAGGTGTAGGGTCCCTTAGTTTCCAAAGCCTTTTTAATAGTTCTATTTGCTGAATACTCGGGGTGTTGTTCGGAGATTTTGTGTATAGCCACGGCTCCGTCCACGCAAGCCTGCGCAACGGATAAAGCGGCACGCCATAGAGGTTCCTCGAGTACGTCTTGGTTCCTAAACGCATTAGCAATCTGTTCACAGCCCTCCCCGTTCATCGACTTGATCAGAATGGTTTTAAACTTTGACTGATAGTTACCCATCAGTGCCAAGGTCATCGGGTCTAATTGCTTTACAAACGGCTTCTTACCCGGAATATTAAAGTCGTCTAAAGTTACTAATACTTGACGCAACTTGGCGATCTCCACGCGTTCGCGTGAGATAAGTATCTTGGTGGGTAGCGGGTTGTCCGGGTCTTTAAAGTTAAGTGTCTCAGGGACACGCAGTATCCGGGCAATGTCAGCAGTCACCGCAGGGTCGGCATGCAACCCATGCTTGTGACACAGTGCCTTGAGCGCCTCGGCAAGTGGCTTCCATTCTTCTTTTGATAACGGCTGTTCCGGCACCCAGTATGCGTGTATCCCGCGCCCTGAATTAACCAAGACGGTTGGCTTGGGTATGCCGGATACTTTGACAAACTCAATGAGGGCTTTTATCCCCTCTTGTTGATCTTCGTATGGTTTACCGAGGCCGCAGTCGATATCTACAAAAAATGACCCAAGATGTTCCGCATTTACATTAGTGCGGCCCTCGTCAGAATCTTTAAATGATGCAAGGGCAAAGTATGCGTCATAGCCTTTATGCACCATTGCATCTGCGTAGTCGCAGAGTTCTTCTGTGGATTCTACAAATACTTGTTTCGGTGCCTTGTCTTTTTTCAGACCGACCACACAGTATTGTCCTGTAGGTGGTAAGACAAGAGAAAAAAACTCTTCCCTAGATAACATAGCCGCCATCATTCAATGCGCCGTCGTTAAAATAAGGTAGGCAGGGATAGGACGGCGAACTACCCTTTTCGGGTGCCCCCTAGCCTCCTTAAACCGTTTACGTACTTAGTTTCGCAATCAATTTTTCTACTATTTCTTTATGCTGACCAAGCACGTTTGTCTCACCTTTGAACCAGTGATACACCGTCATCCGTGTGACTTTAAGAAAGTCGGACACATCTTTTACCGGGATATCGTTGTCGATGCAGAGTTGAGCAAGCCGTACTCCTAACTTACCCTGATCTGCCGCATTAACAGCCGCGATAAATTTGGTTGTATAACCACGTGACATGACGCCCCCTTATTGGTCATCCCATTCTTCAAGAATCTTAGTGAGATCCTTCTTGGGTGCAGGGGCTTCGTCCTTCTTGCTTGCACGTTTGACAGGTTCTTCAACGGCTTCTGCTTCGACTTTAGGTGCTTCGGCTTTTTCAGTTTCCTGAGCGGGAACTTCTGAGTCTACACCATCCACCTGAGCAACAGTCATAGTAATTGCCTTGATTGCATCTCCGGTTTTTCCCTTACCCAAAGCCGTATTAAATTCGTCGGTCTCTAAAAACTTTACTGGCTTAAAAGTCAATTTGGGTGTAGCACTGTTAGTGTCAAAGCGCATCTCGGTAACGACTGAAGTGATGGGCACGCCTTTACTACCAATCATTTTGGCGTAAGTCTGCAGAGGCCATTTCCCCGGCTCACCTTCACCAAAGATTGACTGACTCGGTAAAGTAAGTTGATACACGTCACCACCGATATCGTTTTCCAGCACTACAGCAAGACGCTGAGAGAAACGGCAGGCACGGCTATCGCCTTGACCCGACCCCTTGATGTTTTGGGGGCAGTCTTTGCAAGACTTTGACTGTGGGTTTTTAGCCTTGGCGTCCGGCACTTCACCATCGGCAGACCAGCAATCAGGGGGAGTGGCTACACCCTTTTTGTATACACCTGCATAGTATGTACGAGATACTTTTGGTGCGGCTGCAACAATGACCACGTTCATCACCCGCTCTTCGTTACGGGCAACTTCTTTGCCGTTGACCATCATGCGCCATACGCCGCCTTCGATGGAGATGCGTTTAGTTCCACCGCCACCACCCATTAGGGCTTTAGTGGTGTCATCAATACCATCAAGGCTCCGCAAGTGCGCGGGCAGGTTTTGATTTAATACTGCAAGTTCACTCATGTTTTTCTCCTAATTGAGATGGTGTATTTGCTATCCACATTTAGCCCCGGTGGAAGCAAATCGGGGTTTTCTTCAAGGAACGTAGCCATATTGGTTTGCGCGATACGCTTCTCCAATAATTCAGGGGCTTGATGATCCAGTAGAAATTTATGAAATGAGTGCCAATCGTTAGTCCAAAACCGTTTTGCTACACGGCGAGTCACCGTGCCAAACTCTGTCTTGAATCCGTCAGCACCCATTGTTTTACAAATATCAAGAATTTCTTCTGATATTCTGTCTTGAGTTTCTTCTAATTCTTTATCTTGCTTTTCAAACTCATCAGCAATTTGTTTCCGCTTGTCGCGAATTTTGATGTAGGCTTTGACTAGCCTATCAGCAGAGACTTCGCTCATTTTCACTCTCCATATTGTTATGTTTGATAATACTAATTACTCTATTTTACTCTGTCAAGCATCTTCCAATAAATTTTTGTAGAGGTCAACAAGTCTTGTATGAATATCGACTTTTGCCTCAAGCATCGAATACATACGCTTCTCAACTTGCGAACCTTGCAGATGCACAACCGTACATGGGTTACGCTGACCAGCCCGGTGGACACGTGCGTTTGCCTGTAAATAAGTTTCTACAGACATCACCGGAGACCAATACACAACTACGTTTGCGGCGTGCAAAGTAACTCCATGAGATGCCGCTTGTGGTTGAATGACAAGCACCTTGGGATCAGGTTCGGTTTGGAATCGGTTAAAGATATCGGTGCGGTTGTTTACTGACACGGCTCCGCTTATAACTTCTGCCGTATAACCGTCTTTAATAAGTTCTTCATAGATGATCTGAATAGCGTGTCGGTACGGCACGAACACGATGACCTTGTGTGATGCCTCGTCTATAACTTCTTTTAGCGCGGCTATCCGGTTGGAAGCATCAAAGGCTATGACCTCTCCACTATCCGAGTAGACAGCGCCACACGATAGTTGCAATAACTTATTAAGGTTTGCCGCTGCATTAACAGTCGTAATATCTTCGCCAGCGGCGGTTGCTACCATATGTTTACGTATGGTTTCATAGTACTTTTGCTGCTGCGCGGTCAAGGGTATCTGTCGGGTAACGTAGGTCATATCGGGTAGATCAAGGCACTCCTCCTTGGTAAACCGAATTGCAGGCTGTAACGCCTGATGCACTACGTCTTCTGCCCGGGGCCGGGGAACCCATTTAAATTGGGTGATCTTCTGCATAACCTGATCTTTAAATGACCCAAAGAATCTAGGCACTGCGCTTGGATTGACAATTCGTGCAAGCCCATACGCATCGGTAGGTGCTTGAGCCGCCGGAGTTCCTGTCAACATCCACACCCACGTGCTCGGTTTGATGATTGAGTTCAGTGTCTTCCAACGCTTTGTAGTTACAGTCTTGTATGCGTTTGCTTCATCAACTACGATGAGGTCAAAGTTTTCTTCATTGACTGCATCACGAACAATCTCAAGACCATCAAAATTACAAATCACAAACTCAGCGTCAGACTTCACCGCTTTAATTCTTTTGTCTCGCGAGTACGAATGGGCTACCTGAACCGTCCTGTGCATAGCGAATCGGAACAAATCGTTGACCCATGCAGACTCCATGATTGACAACGGACACAACACAAGCACTCGCTTGATCATGCCTAACTTCATTAAGTAATCAGCCGCCCAAATTACACTGCCTGTTTTGCCTGTGCCCTGCTCGTTAAAGCAAAACGCACGACGATGCAGTGTTAAAAATTCTGATGTGGTTTTCTGATGGGCAAACGGTTTGTAGAGTCCGGGCCAATCGTAATGCGCGATGATGGGCGATGGTACATTTCTGATTCGTAAGTTCTTAAGTACCTGTGCTTCTTCAAGTCCCCACTTCACCAGCACTTCGCCCGTGTCAAGCACCTTGCTTCTCGGGATAACCGTAGTGATACGGTTTGGTTCTTTTACTTTCAACAACAATGCTTTGTTATCAAGAATCTGCATTGTTGCCCCCGAAGTACTTTTCAGCCAATGTTTCTAGGGCCATTTCTTTATCACTACTAGTCGCCCATAAGTCTGAGTATGGTGTGCCAGCCTTATTAACTATTAATACAGTCCACATTGTTTCCGGAACAACTTTTAAATACTTTTCATCACCTTGCACTTTTAACAGTGCTCTAAATTCTTCTTCTGTCATTTCACTCTCCACCAAGACGCCGATAGGCCGAAAGTGATGTTTTCACTTTCAGCCCGAAAAACTGTACTACTGTAAAACCTATTCTACTTCTTTTTCTTGTAATTGCGCGAACGATTTTTGCTAGGGGATTCCAGTACGTACCCGTCCTTGTTCGTACCACCCTTACTCAGTGCAACCTTGTGGCTAACATCTTTGCCTTTACGGTTCACACCTTTTTTATCTAATGCACGTCTAGCACGTTGGCGTTCCATTCTGTCGCCATGCTCGTCCCGCTTGAGTTGCATCTCATACTCATGCTTGTATGGGCGAGGAGACTTCGTGTAGGGCATCAGTGATTCTTTCCGTTATGTATGCAGTTCACAACCGCGCAGTATTGCTTGCAAGAGAAGTTCGGCTTGGGGTTCCAAACGTCGTTCTCAAAAGCGGCCTCTAACTGCTTGGTCTCGTTAAGCCATTTTACCCACGGCTCTGCCTGTTGGCTACTGTCGTAGTCTACCTTCACAAAGTCGTTTGCCACCAGAAAGAGCAGACCACCTTTAACAAGTTTTAGGTCAGGGCGATGCTTAAACAGCGCCAGCGCCAGTATCTCTAACTGCTTGGTATCGGCATACCGGGAGGATTTGCCCGTCTTGTAGTCTACGAGATACGCCTTATTATCTTTTATAATTACTAGATCAGCCACCCCCCGCCACCATACATCCTTGGCAAAGAAGTCACACGGCTTCAGATCCCGGGTCAAGGCCATGCGGTATTCGCACAGAAACTCCCCACCTTCACCTAATGTCTTTAAGAGATCCAGCATGTTCTTGATGAATCCGAATTGGGGCGGTAGGGGGGTGCCCTTTCCAATGTAAAACTCAGCCGCTTCGTGCAACTGCTTGCCATACATCAAAGCATCGGTTTCAGGCTCCTTGTAGTCTTTGGCTACCCGGAGGTGGTAGTACTTCTTAGGACACTGCTGGAACAAACCTAGAGAGGAATAAGACCATGTGTAAGTCATTGTTTGATTTGGCTTTTGACCGCTGTTCGCATTAGGCGCAACTCTACTATGGTCATATCAATTGTGGAAGCCGCAGCCTTCCAATCGCCTTTCAATAACAAATTATGGGTTTCCTTCATAAGACGTTTTACCTGCAACTCGTGTGCCGCATGGTCCACAGCACTATCAACATTCACCATAACTTTCTCCGCTTCCAACTTCGCAATTTAAGGGTAAATCCTTAGCCCAATCCGGTCTCCACCGCATACATTCCTCAACGTATTTTACGGCTTCATCCCGCTCACCCGTGGGGGCGAGGCATGCTATCGCATCATGTACCGTTAAGACAACCTTATACCTCTTGGCTATCCGGGTCATTTGCTCGGCTATGATGCACCGCGCAACGGCTTGGCAGACGTTCTCAATGACCTTCCCACCATAGATTTTGGTGCGCCCCATCCGGGTTCTGTATGAGTAATTGCCATCAGGTTCCTTGGCGAGTTCGGGATATCGTAAAAACAGCCCGGACGGAAGTCGTATCCCTTTATCTCCTTGGACACTAAGAGCCTCGGGGTATTCGCCCAATGCCACATCCTTATCTGCCATAACCGCATCAAGCGCATTTTGCCCCTGTTTCCATAGCGTGGGGATTGATTGATAAGTTTGTCGATAGACATTGATGATCCGTTGGGCTTCTGTCTCGTCGATCTCGACCCCGAATACCTTAAGTTGGAGGCCGAATTTAATAGCCCCCATACCATATCCAGCACCAAGGATTGTTGTCTTTCCGACAAACCGCTCTTCCTTTGTAATCTCGTCAACGTCTTTTGCATAGATAGCCGAGGCCATGATTTTGTATACATCTTCACCTTTCTCAAACGCATCCACCAAATCGGTCTGCCCCGCAAGCCAAGCCACGGTGCGAGCCTCGATCTGTGAAGAGTCTGCATCTATTAACACGTAACCTTTTGGTGCCCGGATGGCTGTCTTCAGTTTGCCTGCGTTCTGCCCCCGGCTTGGTAAGTTCTGCAAGTTGATCTTGTCGTCACCACCCCACCGACCAGTATGCGCGGCGTAGTACTTAAGCGGGACCGGCATCCGCCCGCGCTTGGCGATATCTATAAACCTCTGCGTACGTGTTTCCTCAAGCGTGGTTTTGTTGCCGAGTCGGGCCGCGACCAAAGCCTGAACGCGAGGATCAGAATGAGAAGC